GACGATGGCAATTAATCTTTACGACCGAGTCTATAAAGTGACTATTGGACCTGCCAATTTACCAGGGCAATCATGGAACAACTTAGACATTTCCTTTGATGCAACTAAGACAGGTGACTCTAGTCCTAATAAGCTCAAATTAAGTATGTTCAATCTTAACCCTACGAGTCGGGGTTTAATACAACGCAAAGGCAATATTGTGCTATTGGAGGCTGGTTACAAAGATAACTCTGGGCTCATTTTTAAAGGGGAACTGGAGCTGGTTAGTCATATAAAAGAAGATACCGAATGGGTGAGTGAGATCGAAGCTAAAGACGGATTAACTCAACAAAGAACAGTCATTTCTCTTTCTTTTGAAGATGACACCAGTCAACGGAGTATTTTGCAAGAAGCTGCTAAAAAAGTCGGTGTTGATGTAGGCAAATTGCAAGGCATCAAAGAGGACTTTAAATGGAACAAAGGGAGTGTCTTACATGGGTATTTTAAAGAAGTGATGGATACTATTTGTAAATCATTCAATCTGTACTGGTTTATTCTCAATGGTCAATTGTATGTACTTCCCAATGATTCGGCTATTTCCCAAAATGCTATCTTGTTAACATCAAATACGGGAATGATAGGTTCTCCTGAAGTGACAGAGGAAGGAATAAAAATACTTTCTTTACTCCGTTATGATTTAGATCCCGGTAAGATTATCCAAATCAAAAGTCGTGAAATAGAGGGTGATTACATAGCCCGTAAAATAGTACACAAGGGCAATACGATGGGCAATGATTGGTATAGTGAAATCGAAGCGATTAGGAGAGTAGGGTAGTGGCAAAGCGTGAAGTCAGTTTACAAGAAGCTCTGTCGAGAATACTTGATTATTCGTTGGCGAATACGTTTGTATCAATGCCAGCTCTTATTGAAAGTTATGACCCTGATAAACAGACGGCGACTGTAAAGCCGCTCTTCTCTGATAATTACGAATTCATTGAAGGTCAGTCTGAACAAGTTAAATACGCTGTTATCTCTAGCGTTCCTGTTATTTTCCCAAGAGGAAACGATTTTTTTATTTCTTTGCCCTTAAAGAGAGGTGATTCAGTTCTACTGCTCTTTTTAGATCGATCTATTGACGAGCTAGTAGAGAGTACCACTCAAGAAGTGATAGTGCCAAGAGATTTGCGTAAGCACAGTCTATCCGATGCCGTGGCGATTCCTGCCAGTATTTACCGACGTGACCCTATCCCCAATGTTGACCCTGAAAAGATGGTCATTGGGCATGAATCGGGTAAGTTTGAAATGCACATCGATAAAGAGGGTGTTGTCAGTATGAAAGCCACTGAGGTTAAGTTAGGAGGTCATAATGCGTCTATCCCTGTGGGGCATGGAACAAATATAGAGGCTCGGTTAACTGCATTAGAATCATTCATGGGGACTCATGTTCATGGCGATATAAACCCATTCCCTCCTCCCCTCTTACTGCCCAATCCTTTAGCGGGTGGCAAAGATCCCATTACAGGATTAGGGTTCAGCGCTGCAAGCGGAACAGCTAAGTCAATGAAGGTGAAAATTGATGAGTGATATTCAATTAGATTCGCTTGGCGGGATAGCCATTGTGGATGGCGATTTGGCTTTAGTCACGGGAGCCGATGAAATCAGACAAGAGTTGCAAATCAGGCTGAAACTATTTCGTGGGGAGTGGTTTCTTGATAATAGACGTGGCATTGATTATTACGGCACTTTCTTTGCCATACCTCCTCGAATAGCAGAAGGGCATAGGGAAATAAGGACTGAAATATCCGATACAAAAGGGGTCATCGGGATCAATCAATACAATGCTAAGGCGGATCAACATACAGGTGTGTTTACCATTGATTTTATTGCTGATACAGAAGAAGGGGTTATCGAGGTGAATGTATGACGTTTGGATTGACTGAGCTAGGTTTTATCAAGAAAGATGCCACGCAAGTAAGAGCAGAAATAGAGTCTGATTTTCGTGCTGTCTTTGGTAATGATGTTAAAGTAGGTCCAGAACATGAGGGTAAATCACTGGCAAGGAAACTGGTGGGAATCTTGGCTGACAGGGAGTCAGAGCTATGGGACTTATTAGAAGACCTTTATATAAACTTTTTCCCTGATAATGCTTTAGGTGTAGCATTGGATAATGCAGTGAGCTTAATTGGTATTCAACGATTTCAAGCAGCTTACAGTACCTCAGAATTGACACTGGGTAACGTATCTCTTTCACCCATTACGATATTAACTGGGAGCATTACCCGTCAATCGTCAACTAATGTTCAATGGGTACTGACTGAGGATGTTCTGATTGGCGGAGCTGGTGGCTTGTTATTTACGGCTTTGGATGTTGCCAATATTACATGGCAAATAGGCAGCACCATTCGCTATTCCTTTAATGGTAGCCCTGATTTGTCAACTGTTGTGAGTGGTGATCAGCTTATTGTCACTGGGACGACTAATGCAAGCAACAATGGGACATTTACGATTACTGATGTCAATAATACCAGTGACTATGTGGATGTCACCAATACGGCTCGGAGTAATGCAACAGATAATGAAACGGGTAGCCCTGCTGTTGCTGATATTAAAGACACTGAAATACTGGCTACGGGTCAAGCTCGAAGTGAAAATAAAGGAAACTTCAGTGCTGTCATCGGATCTATTAACATCATCGTTACGCCATTATCTGGATGGAATAGCGTTATCAATTTGACGGTGGCTATTGAAGGTCGAGATGAGGAAACCGACTCTGAACTAAGAACCAGAGCAGGTAATAGTACCGTCATTTCAACGGCAGGAACATCAATTGCAGTAGAAAACGCTATATCTCAAGTGGCCGGAGTGCAATTCGTCTATGTCCAAGAGAATCGGACAGCCGTAACAGATATTAATGGCTTACCTCCCCACTCCTTTGAATCCATCGTGCTAGGTGGTTTAGATGCTGATATTGCCAACGCTATTAAATTAAGTAAGCCTTTGGGTATTGAAACATATGGAACTGAAACTGTACCAGTGACAGACTCACAAGGGAATAGTTATAACATCAAATTTAGCCGTATTACTGAGGTTGACATTTACCTAATCGTTAATTTAACAGTTGACGGCAATTATCCAGTAGATGGGGATAACTTAGTTGAGCAGGCCCTTGTTGATTACGGCGAAGGGCTTACCAATGGCGAGGATGTTTTGAACCACCGCTTAGTGTGTGCTTTAGGAGAAATACCCGGTATTTTAACGGTTGTCATCCTGCAAGGTCTTTCACCGAGTCCTACCACATCCAATAATATCTCCATTGCTGCCACAGATAGAGCCAATATAGATGCCACTAATATCATGGTGAATTCGTGACACACCAGATATTAGTGAACGCTGAACAGATAACAACTCATGTAGCTGATGCTATTGACCGTTTACCTGATCAGTTCAGAAGAATCATTGCTCCCACGAATAACATTACAGATTTAATTACAAAGCTCACTGAAAAAGTTCAAGAACTTGAAAATATTATTTTCGATATGGCAGGTCATTTATCACTGGCTGATGCAACGGGAGAAACCCTAGAACGCTATGGTGAACTGGTGGGGCAATCTCGCCCTATTTCGGGTCTTGCTGCAACCGATGATAATGTGTACCGTGGACTGATATACGGCCAAATTGTCGAGAACACTTCCAATGGAACCATTGAACAGGCTATAGCAATTCTCCTTTCCATGCTGTGTTCAGATATTATTATTACGGAAATTCCTCATGCTGCTGCTGAAATTCAATATACCGGTACTCCTCTTTTTACCGTTAGCGAGATAAGAGAAATTCTCATTCGTGCCACCGCTCCTATTGAATTAGACGTGTCTTTTTATACCGCTACTCCGTTTGGTTTTGCCGGTGACCCTACGGCTTTTGGATTTGGAATAGGAGAAATAGGCTCTACCAGTTAGATATTATTCTAGTAATTAGGAGAATTTAAATGCCATTACCTACAACTTTACCAATTTGTGCCACTGATATAGGTTCTA